CGAATTCAACGACCGTTCCGGCGGCGATGGCGCTACCGGTGGCGTTGGTGTAGGGCATGACATTGCCCGGTTGGATGTGTCCTTTTGCCATGGTGGTTCCTCCGTTTGGCCGGGGCGGGTGCGAGGCCCGCCCCTACGCGGCCTTTTTTATCCGGTTATCCGGAATTTTTTATTATTTACTCTCCGGGATTTTTATAAGCGCCGACCCAATCAACCAGGCCGGCGCCGAAACAATGGCGGACCTTATAAATTATGCCGTCACTGTTGAAATCCATCTGCTCATCGACAAAGGGTTGCTCGTCGCCCTCCAACCAAGATGCCTCGATAAACGGCACCATGTTGGGGTGACAAAGTAGGTACCAGGCGGTGAGGCTGGACCGATCCAAATGAGGATCGGCGATGGGTGTCAGTTTCCCCATCCAGGTTGGATTCTTGACCCCTTCGGAAAAGTTGGCCACCGGATAAGCGGCGGAACGGAGCAAAATATCCGACTTTGTCTCCAGGGCCACCGGCGTCAAAAGAAAAGCAGGTTCGGCGTCGATAGCCTCTCCGGCCATGCCGGTTTGCATCCGCATGGCGCTCCGCCCAGTATCGAGGGTTTCCGCAGCTAAAGCGGCCGCCGTCCCGAGGTTATTGTGATCGGCGTGGAACACAGCCTTGCCGTCACTCATGTTGCCATTACTGGTGATCAACGAGTAAACCGCGTCGCCTTCCATCCGCTTTGCGGCTGCTCCGAACAAAGTGGGCGTGCGGGTCAAGGCGCGCGTATCATCGTTGATGATCATCTCAAAGGTATAGGGCACCTTGATTCCTTTGCGGATCACGCGGTACTTTTCCCCTGCGTCCGAAAACTCGGCGGTCTGATACTCGCCGTTTTCATTCATTCCTTTGAGGTCAGGAGCCCCGGAAAGCCGGAGGGCATGCATATCGCGGAAGTCGTTGGCGCCGCCAATAGCGACAAACGGTCTCCAGGTTTGAGGCCACTCGGCATACGCGTTGAGCAACACTTTATTGACGACGGCGGCGAAGATGTTGGGAAGGTCGGATTGCGAAACAGACCCCAGGGCGCGGGACAACATTTCCCGGTTAGAGAGCCCGCGCACGTTGACTCCGGCGGCAATCATTGTCTCTCGCACGATCTCAACCAACGTTCTGCCCCTAAATTCACGGGCTCCTTCGGCGGGTTTTGTTAACCGCTGGCCAACTCGAAGCAACAGGCCATCGGTGACGGCGGCCCGGAGCTTGTCGCGGGATTCTGCTCCTACCTGCAGCCGTTGACCGGCACCCGCTCCCAGGGGAGGCGAGTTGGCGGTCAGGTGGTTGAAGGCGGCGGTGCGGGCCGCGTCGACCGTGGCCCCGGAGAGAACCAGGCCGCTGATGGCCTTGGCGTCCATGCCCGCACGGGTGCAGACATCCTCGATGTCGGCGGAGCGCTGGCGATCGGCGGCAATGGCGCGGTCGATGGCGGCCTGGTCGACAACCGTCTGGACAGGAGTCGTTGCAACTACCTGGGTCGCCGGAACTTGCCCATCGGCTCGCTGGCCCTGCTGATCCTGCTCGGACCGCTCCGGGCCGTTGTACATGATATTGTCGGCCTGCAGTTGTTTGTGAAATTCCCACGCCTCTGTTTCCGTTGCGTCGGCGCGGAGTCCATTTGCCAGTAAAAAAGCTCGTAATTTGGGATGCATTATACCTCTCCCGTTGATGTTGCCGGCACGATGCCGGGATTATGCCAAACGGCCCACCAGGCCCGCGCACAAACCACGCACCTTGGCCAGGGTGTCCGCGCCGATTGGCGTGATCGAAAACTCGCGTAACTCGGATTCATAGCTGACCTTGAGCGGCCCGGAAAAGGTCCGGCCCTTGATCGCCGCCTCGGTCCCCTCCGGGATCCACACCGATCGGGTGACCCGATAGCCGACGCTGCCGTCGGTGATGTGCTGGTCAAGTACCTTCTGCTGGGTGCGCTGGCTTTTCTCATCGGCCGCGAAACTGACCGCCCCGTCCAGGGCGATGAAGCCTCCGGCCTTGGCGACCTGGAAATCATTGACCGAGCCGAGAACATCGTCGACGCTGCCCCGGCTGTGCGAGTCGAGCAGGGGCACCTGCTTAATCGCGGGCACGGTCATGCCGTCCAGAAGCAGGACCTCATCGACAAAGTCCCAGCGGTCCCAATCAAAGACCGTGGCCGGCTGCTCGGTGGTCAGAGTCCAGCGGATGGCGTCGGCGGTAACGGCGGCCCGACAGGTGGCGGTGCGGATCGAGATGCCGGTGGTGATCCCGGCCTGGGCGAACTCGGCGCGGATGGCAGCGCGGATCTGGCGGATGTTGTTACGGTGCGGCATTGCCGGGGTCTCCTTGCTCAATACTCATCAGAATTTTTTGATTCTTGGCCCGCTGCTCATAGAGCGGGGTGAGGAGGGCTTCTTCCTCCATCGATTCTTCCAGCAGCTCGTCAAAGTCGGCGCCCTGGGCGGCGGCCTCGCGGCGGCGGGTGCTCAACACGTTCTCGACCTTGAGCTTGGAGGCCTGGCCGTCCTTGAGCGGATCGACCCAGGTCCAGCCCGGATCCTGCTGGCTGACCGCCTCGAGATAGGGCCAGGGGTTGAAGCGGAAGTCGGGCATGGGCTGGGGATTGAGCCCGGCCATCCAGGCGGCCTCGACAAACCAGGCGCAGACCCGGTCGTTCATCTCCTCGTTGATGAACAATTGCATGCCGCCGTAGCTGAGCCGCTCCTCGAGCGATCCTGAGCGGGTCGAGCTATAGGAGGCGTCCGAGTGATCGTTGGCATAGGCCTCGTAGCTCATGCCCAGGCCGGCGCTCTGAGTGCGGCGCGATTCCTTGACAAAGGGCTCGTACTGAGTACCGGGGGTGGAGCGGCCTGGGCTGACAATCTCGGTTCCAAAGGGCAGGCTCTGGATGCGGCCCGGCTCGATATAATCGGGCATGTCCTGCCAGGTGGTCGGCCACTCGGAGGCCCCGGCCTGGCCGGGCACCTGCTGGAGACCGATGCCGGGTTGGCCGAGATCCGGACCCATGGATTTTATAAACAGGGCAAAGGCGGTCTCGAGCTTGGCGGCGATCTTGACATAATCGCGGAACTCCTCGAGGTTGAAACTCTCCATCACCACCGCAACCAGCCAGGAAACGCCCATGGTCTGGCTGATCCGCTCCCGATCGTAGACATCGATGATGTCGGCGGCCTCATAGCGGACCGAGCGCTGACCGGCAATGCCTGCCTGATAGTCGCCGGGGTGATTGCGATAGAGGTGATAGGCGACGCACTGGCCGCGCTCGTTGAATTCCTTGCCCTGGCGGGCGAGGTTGCCGTTGGCCTGGATGCCGTCGACGGTGAGGTCGAGGTGATCGCGCTCGATCAGCTCGAGGCGCAGGGGCACCACGCCCGGAATGCTGGTGTCGAAGCTGCGATGGATGAAAAACTCGCCGTCGCTCCACATCTGCGAGAGGCCGAGGCGCTGCTGCCGCCAGTAACTGAGCTTGCCGGTGAGGTCGGAGTAGCGGGCCCAGCGAGCGAACAGCCGCTCCCAGGCGATATTGGTGGCGCTGTCCATCTTGCCGCGGGCGTCGCGGAACTGGAACTGGGGCTTGATCCCCCGGCGGATGACGTTGTTGGTGATCCGGCGGATAGCGCCCCGGATCGAGGGGTTGTTCTGGGCCTGGTCCCGGCAGCGGGCGACGATGAATTTGATGCCGCGCTTGATCTCGGCATCGGCTCTGCGGGTGCGGGGACGGAAGTTCTGGTTGGGTCCGGAGGTCTCGCCGGCCACGTATGAGCGGTAGGCGTCGCGGCCGTGGCGATAGCGGAAAGCCCGGCCAGGAGAAAAGGGCGAAAGGAGCCCGGCACCGAGGGCGGTGACCGCGTCGAAGAGCTTTTGCCCGAGAGTCCCCATCAGCGGCGGCCCCCGAAGATGGCCTGGCTATGGCTGAGGCGCCCGGAGTTGGACAGCTGGGCGATCTGCTGCTCGAGGTTGCGGATCTCGGCTTGGATCTGGCCAAGGTTGGCCCTGGTAAACTGGGTGGTGCCGATGGTGTAGGACTGGTTGCCCTCGAGGATGGTCCGTTCGGCGGCGCGGTAGAGCCCCAATCGTTCCTGGCAGTCGGTGAGCTGTGACATGGTCCCTCGCAACATGGGTTAATCTTGTTGCAAGGAAAATATGCGAAAAAAATGAGGAAAAAAAGGGGGTCGGTACTACCAGTAGTACAATACTACCGGTAGTACCCGACTTGTTGCACTGGCACGGATGTTGCTATTTTATAAGGAAATCGAAAAAACGGGGAAAAAACCGTTTGGGTCGTGCAAAAGGTGCGGGTTTTGGAAAAGCTTGACAAGGTGTTTTTTGTCATCTCGAACCGCAGGGAGAGATCTCTGGATTGTCCGGACCGCGAAGAGATTTCTCCCTGCGGTCGAAATAACATTCCCCCTACAGCGCCTTGTCAAACTCCTCCTGCTCCCAATGGTATTTTAACGGGGTGTTGATCGGATACCATTTTTTATCGCCCATGGGCCCGGCATTCTGGCGTTCCAAGACATCGCACCACCGGCACTCTCTGAGATAAAAAACAAATTTCTTCGATCTGACCGTATCTCCCCGCCACAGATTCCGGCCAGAAGCGCAGCGGCGGGCGCGGTAGCGCTGCTTGATGTACTCGATCGCTTTTTTCAGCCAGGTCAATGGGTTCATTTTTCCACCTCAACGCTTTTAATTGATGTTCCAGTACTGGCCAGGATGCAGCCGGGGTGGCGGCACTTGTGGAAACGGATCCGGGTGTCGGCCACCCAGGGGCGAGTGACGACAATCTTGGCGGCGTGGCCGCAGGCCGGGCAGAGCGCCCCGGTGCGGGGCCGGTAATCGACCCCTGCCTCGGCCCTGGCGATCATCTCCACCAGGTAGACGGTCACGGCTTGGCTGCTCATCGCGCCTCCATTCTCGATACCACTTCCTTAATGCTGTCTTTCCAGCGAACAATGGGGTCGTTTTTATAGTGGCGATACAGAGCCATAATCTCATTGTCGCCCTGTAGCAGTTCAATTTCCCTGACCGCTTCGGCGTGCGCCCTGTCCACCCTGATCCGGACCTTATTCATTTTTCCGATCCAGATGGTTTCCGACACGAATATCCTTACCATTTCGACAACTGCGATCGCGTCGATGATGCCGCCGACTATGGGCTCGATCGAAACCGAGGTGTTGAATCCGGAGAGAAAGGTGCGTTCAAGACACTCGAGCCTTTCCATCGGCCCCGGTGCTCCGGGCTCCCAAAATTTCAAAGTATTTTTGTCCATACTGCCAATCGTGAAGCGGAAGAGAATCTGATCTTCGAAACCGGAGAAAGCCGGGATCATCGCAGCAACGCACTCGAGCCGGGGCTTACTGACAATCAACAGCCGATTTCCCCTTTCGAGGATCAACTTTGCCACCCGAATGTATGCCTCCAGGTTATACGGCGAAATATCATGGCTGCTCGGGAACATCACCACCCCATTGCGGGCAGGGTATGAAGTTATTTCAGCGCGCTTGGTCAGCTCCTCGGTTGCCCATTGTTCGCGTTTCCGCAAATTGAACCGATTGGCGCTGTTGGCGGCGTAGCAATAGAGGCAATCGTTCCGGCAACCCCGGCAGATGTTTTCCGTGACCTCGGCCCACTCGGCGGTACCGGTTCCCTTTCTGGAGATGTCAAAGTCCATTCCACCCCTCCTTAAACATACGCAACCAACCATCGATCGCGCTTTCCATAAATCGATTCAACTGCGTCAATATGCCATTGAGGCACACCCATAAAAGCAAAATCGGAGGAGCCCACTATTACGGTCCTTATATATCTGCAGTGCCTGTCGTTATTTCCATACCCGCAGGAGAGCTTAAGCTGGCGGCCCGCATAAATATTTTTTTCATTCCATCCGTGGTGACCGGCCGGCCTTATCTCGCAATTTTGCGTTCCTTCTTTAAACTTGAGATAATATTCTTTTTTGAGCGGCAAAAAATATGGTTTCATTTGCCCTACGACTCTTTAATAGTTGCCCCGCAAGTACATCGCTGAAATACCAGCCGCATTTTGTGGTAATGGTTCGCCGGACAACATGGTGCATGGTGCAGACCATCAACCTTTTGCCGCCGACGAATCCAATTTAATAGCCAGGTGGTTCCCTTACACGGCACGACTTGCACCAGTCGCATGCTGACGCAAAGTTTCCAGAGTTTCATTTTCAACATAAACATGATGAATTTTCGCTGATTATTAGTGACCACGTATCACCTCAAAAACATCCGTTAGTTTTCCGGTTTAATCTTAAACGACCACATGGTAGGCGTAGATCTTTCCTCGGTAGTGAAAACATCTTGGCAAGGGTCCCATCCGCAAGAGGTATACCCATCCCCCTCTACAAAATGTCCTTCTCTAATTCCTGTGGGGTTGAAATCATCATCAATCCATTCTTCGCTCCATAGAAAAACTGGGACCCCGTGGGGAGAGTCTGTTTCTTCAACAAGAATCCACTGCAAAGTTCCGCCTACTGGAGTATCAACAAATGCGGTCAAGACACAACCACTCGCCTGTACATCGTTGTCATAATGCAACTCAACCTCTTCTTCGCTGTAAATTGACTCGTCAGTCGGGCCATCAATCTGTAACGAAACCGATATATTTTCAAGTGGCTCTCCATATTCAGTTGCGGCCTCAACAGCGTCATCAACCGCTCTTTTCAATTCTAAAAGATTCATACCCATTTCACCTCCCAAACATCTGCCGGCCCCCGGTGTAGGGGTTGGCGGTTTCTTTTTTCGGGGTTGGAGCCGGGGGCGGCTCCGGTTTCTGCCGGAACTTGAGCTGCAACAGGTCGGAGGCGATGATCGAGAGCACGCCGCTGTCCCAGTAGTGGTTGGGCTTGTTTTTCGGGCACTGCCAGAGGTGGCGCTCGTCGCGGTACTCTGCGCAGAGGTGGGTGGCCTGCTCTTCGGTCATTCCCTGATCAAAATGCCAGCCGCCGGTAGCTCCAGCAGCGACCGCCAGTTTGGCGGCGACTTTATCCTTGAAATGGTGGCTATCGCAGGTGTAGAGGGTGACGCCGCCGGGGATAGGCACATTGGTCCCCGGATAGCGGTCGATCTTGGTGATGGTGTAGGGGTTCGGCCGCCGGCCGGTGGCCCCCTTGTAGGGCACCACCCGGCCCGGCCAGCGTAGGCACATGTTGTAGACCTGGGTGGCGCGGGGGCCCGATGCC